TAATATTCCGCACTTCAAGTGTTGGGTGCGGAGAGAATATACGTGTAACCACTCTAATTATCATGGCGAGTTTCTTCACGCTATGGCGATTGCGGTTACTACGATGCCCAGCCGGTGTTTAAGTTTTCAGATGATATTCACTGGCTGTGAGACCGATGGCACGGATCAGCAGAACGTACATGGGGGAGCGATGTGGGCCAGAATGCCTATAACTGCACTTGTCGGAGACACGCCTTTTGAAGAGTGGCCAGAACCTATGCCTGTTCATTTGGCGCAACCTTGGGACTGCATGTCCCATACACACGCAGTTTATCGTTTAGATCGTGCTCATCCGTGCCCTTGGATAGCCAAGATAGGGCCTGAGTTTTATCCGGCCAAATACTATTTTACGGTGGATTACACGGAGAGTGAGATCGCTGATGACCCGGCGCAGCATAAGCAGAGTCACGTTTTAGAGCTTTTGGATGCTGGTCCGTACACGGGTAACATCGTTGCTCTGCCTAATAATCGTGTCCGAGTCACACATCCTGCTTGGTTTGAAACAGGACAGGGTGCGCCTGATTTCTTACCGTCTCAGCATATACACTATTCAAAATCAGATTTAGACTATACAATGGATGTAAATCAGATATTCGATAACTTATACGCGAAAGAAAAGTAATGGCTGTTTCAGGAAGCGTTAATTTTGAACTAAACGTAGCGGATTATGTAGAAGAAGCATTTGAGCGTTGTGGTTTAGAAGTGAAGACGGGCTACGATTTGGTTACGGCCAGACGTTCCCTTAACTTAATGTTGGCAGAATGGGCTAATCGTGGTTTGAACCAATGGACAATCACGCAGAGAACTCAGGCCCTTACATCAGGAACAAGAACGTATTCTCTTTCGGCGGATGTGATAGATGTTTTGAGCGCCGTGGTAACGCGAAGTAGCACGGATTTTGCTCTAACTCGTGTAAGCAGGGATGACGACTTGAATATTCCTAATAAAGCTACTACCGGTAGACCAACCCAGTTTTTTCTAGATAGACAAGTGACACCAAGCTTACGTTTGTGGCCAACACCGGAAAACAGCACGGATGTTGTGGTTTACAACGCTCTTACTCGCATAGATGACGCAGATACAGCTATAAACACTATGGACCTTCCTTTTAGGTTCTATCCTTGTTTAGCGGCGGGATTAGCTTATTATTTATCGTTAAAACGTGCTCCAAACCGTACTCAAATGTTAAAAGCTATGTATGAAGAAGAATTTGAAAGAGCTATGGGTGAGGATAGAGACCGCTCTAGTTTCACCGTTACACCAGAGTACGCTTATTTTAGGACGAACTGATGCCTAGATACGCCACAGGAAAATATGCTTACGCCATATCTGATCGTTCTGGACTTCGCTATAGATACAAAGATATGCGTAAAGAATGGAACGGATTACTTGTTGGAAAAGACGAGTTTGAAAGGAAGCATCCGCAATTAGGTCCCTTCCGCAAGGTTTTTGACCCTCAAACTTTAAGAGACGCTCGCCCTGACCGCTCTGAAAACGCCACCGAAAGCGTAACGGTTAGTTTCCCCGTTTTTAACACAACAACTTTGCAGTATGCGCTTGTACCGCAAGCAGAGGGTTTTGTGGGAACGGTTAGTTTTGGCGGTAATGTGCACACTCCTACTGACATTTCTACTAACGGCGTGGGAGGACTTGCGTCGGTAGGAACAGTTTCGGTTTCAACTACGGGGGTAGCTCCGGATGCGATACACTATGTTACAGTGGTAAGCACGGGTTCAGGAAACAAATATGTAATTGACGGCTCTCAGCAAGCCACACTAAATTTAGCAGAAGGAAGCACTTACAGGTTTGATCAGGCCGATAGCAGTAACTCTGGTCATCCATTCAGGTTTTCTACGACATCAAACGGATCTCACGGGGGTGGTTCCGAGTACACCACGGGAGTAACCACCAGCGGCACTCCGGGGTCATCTGGTGCTTATACTCAAATAACAGTGGCTAGTGGCGCTCCTACTCTGTATTACTATTGTACGGTTCATAGCGGCATGGGCGGACAGGCGAACACACCATGAGTTACACATACACACAATTAAAAACTTCCGTAAAAAATTACACAGACAATCAAGAAGTTGTTTTTGTATCTCATTTAGATACCTTTATCCGTTCTGCGGAAGAACGTATTTTTAAAGCGGTAGATTTAGAGTTTTTTAGAAAAAATGTTTCTGGATCTATGACTTCTGGAAATGAGTTTTTAACTACTCCTACAGATTACTTGGCTTCCTTCAGTTTATCTTTAACAAACTCAAGTTCTAAAGAATTTTTGTTACAAAAAGACGTTAACTTTGTTCAAGAATATAACCCAAATTCTTCTACCACCGGAGTTCCAAAATATTATGCTATGTATGATGTAAATACTTTTATACTTGCTCCAACTCCGAATGATAATTTTTCTACTGAACTTCATTATTATTATAGACCAATCAGTCTTACAAAGAGCAAAGTTACCTTAACGGTAAGCAATGTTACCGGAACTTTTAGTTCAGGTGAGACGATAACAGGGGGTACAAGCGGGGAGAGCACCACAATAAACTCTATTACCTCTGCTACAGAATTTGTAATAACTCTTCCTACCGGGGACTTTACTGTTGGAGAAACAGTTACAGGGGGCACAAGTGGGGCCACCGGGGTAGTTGTATCAACCTCTGCTGATACAACTTTAACTTGGTTAAGTGAAAATGCACCAAACGCTCTTTTATATGGAAGTCTTATAGAAGCCTACACTTTTATGAAAGGTGAGGCGGATGTATTGAAAATGTACAGCGAGAGATTTGTAGAATCGTTGGTACGATTAAAAGAGCTTGGTGAAGCCCGTGAAAATGAGGACGCTAACAGGCAGGGGCTACCAAGAAGGGCCCGTTCGTGAAAATTGCTATTGTCGGTTTAGGTGGCAGCTACGCAGATTACATTTCGGCTAGAGTTGCATCTCAAGAGTTTGATGAGGTTTGGGGAATAAATTGTATAGGCGCTATCATACATGTAGATAAGACGTTTATGATGGACCCTGTGTCTAGGTTTTTAGATACAGAGAATGCGGGCACTCAGACAGGTGTGGCTCGTGAATTTTTAAAAAAAAACAAGAAACCTATCTATACTTGTCAATTGGACACAAGAGTTAGCCAGTTAAAATTGTATCCTTTGGAAGAAGTAGCCACTAGTCTAGGATACTGTTATTTCAACAATACAGTCGCTTACGCAATCGCTTACGCTATTTGGAGTGGAGCAACCTGTCTTTGTTTGTATGGTCTAGATTACACTTATAGAAACGTGAGTATGGCTGAGTCTGGTAGAGCCTGCGTAGAATTTTGGTGTGGTATAGCGGCTAGTAAAGGGATAAAATTAGAGATTGCACACAGATCTAGTTTATTGGATACAAGTGTTCCCGATAACGAAAAGTTATATGGATATCATAGATTAGATGATCCTTTAGTGCAAACAGTGCAAGACGGTAGTTTGATGATTGTAAGACAATCTGAGTTTAAACCGCCCGAACCTGTAGAAAGTGAGCCTATTATTTTTGGGAGACACGATTATGTTTGATTTAAACGTAGGAACTGTAGGCACGGTGAACATTGTAACGTCTGATAATGGCGGGCTGTCCAATGATCAGATAGCAGATATGTTGGCGAGTAAGTTAATATACATATCTGATGAAGCTCCGGAACCCATACGTTTGCAGGCAGAGGCTTTTCAAGATAGAGTTAGAAACCTAGCACAATATTATATAGAGTTGGCTAGAAAGGAAGAACGTGCTAGTATTTGCGCCAAGGTCCGTGAGGCGGGTCAACATCAACTAGCTGACGCTATAGGGAGACTATAATGGCAATCGCACAAGCAATGTGTAATTCTTTTAAAAAAGAATTGCTGTTAGGCACACACAATTTTGCAACAAATGGTAACGCCTTTAAGTTGGCACTTTATGCAGAGGGCGGCGGCGGAAAATCTTCTACAACCGCTACTTTAGGTTTTGGAACAACAGCTTATACAACTACTGGTGAGATAGCTAACAGTGGCTCTTACACGGCTGGCGGCGGCACTCTCACTAAAGTGGCTCCATCCGTTGCTACCTCTACCAGCACAGCGACAGCGTTTACTGATTTTGCAGACCTTAGTTTTACAACAGCTACAATTACAGCAATGGGTGCGTTAATTTACAACGATACAAACAGTGATAAAGCTGTTTGTGTTTTGGATTTTAGTTCTAATAAAACATCTACTTCAGGGACTTTTACTATTCAGTTTCCTACAGCAGATGCGAGTAATGCTATTATCCGAATAGCCTAATGAGGTAGCCGATGTCTTTAACAGGATGGGGAAGAGGCGGCTGGGGTGAAGGCTCATGGGGACAACCGGTTCCTGTTTCTCCGACTGGGGTTGTTGGAACTAGTTCTGTAGGGTCTGTTACAGCGCAGAACGTGCAAGAGTTTTCTGTAACGGGGGTTGTTGGAACTAGTTCTGTAGGTTCTGTTTCCGTAGTGGGAACAGCAGCGTTTTCTGTAACGGGGGTTGTTGGAACTAGTGCTTTAGGTAGTGAAACGGTAACAGCGGGAGCAACATTTGCTGTTACAGGTTTAGGAGCAACTGCTTCAGCGGGGGTGGGTACAAGCGCACCTATTCTATCTTTAGGGTTCTCGGTTACAGG